GAACGTCAGGGTCGTGCCATCTATGCCTCTGGCTACAAAAAGGAGAAAAAAGGTGGCAGGTCCAAAAAGTAAAATAGTAACTGGTGCATTAGAAGGTCTATCAGATATATTTGAAGGAAAGAATGCAACTAATTTAAAATATAATGTGAAAGAAATTCCTGAAGGTGTTAGTGTTTTTGAAACTAAAAGCTGGGATTTTTTGCCTGATGATATAAAAAATACTGTTTTTGACGAGAGTTCTTTTTCTGATTTAAAAGATTTTTTTGCAGGAAAAATAAATCTAGACGATGTTGAATACAACAACGAAAGTCTTGCTAAATTAATCTTTAATCTTTCCGAAGAGGGATATAACAAAGATCAAATTATGAATTTAATGGCTGTAGGAATCGCAAGATAATGTCTGGTCCAAAAAGTAGAATAATAACTGGTGCATTAGGAAATTTAATTGATGCCTCTGATTTATTTAAAGCAAAAACTGAAGCTAATATTAAACAGCAAAGTGAAGATGACATCAAATTTGTGAAAGAAGTTCCTGAAGGTGCACGCAAACTTAGCAAAAGAGAGCAAGATAAATTTTTTGGACTTAGTGACGAGTATCTTGATGCAAGAGATGCAGGAGTTCGTTTTGAGGAGAAACCACCTGATTGGAGAGACATTGAGGAAAGCATTTCATCCTCTCAATTAAGTGATTTGGAGCAAGTTATTGGAAAAAAATTGAACACATATGATATTAATTCAATTCTTGAAGACCCAACCATGCCATTATCAAAATTAAAACATGACAATTTGAAAGAAGAAGATCTGATGAAAGGTTCTTCTTTTATAGTTTGGGATCCAAAAAGCCAATCTCGTTATCTTGCAAATACAAGTGGAGCAAACACATATATAAGAATGTGGACAGGTATTGATTATGATTAAAAGGATTTTATATTAAATGGCTGGTCCAAAAAGTAAAATAATTAATGTTGCAAAAGGTGCATTAGAAAATCTAGCTGATGATATCTTTAAGCCAACAGCTCCTCAAAATAAACAAGAAGTTTACATGGATGAATATTCTAACATATTTAATCCAGAGACGACTTCGAAAAAGATTTCTGAATATAGGCAAATGGAAGATGATCTTTTCGACATGGACAGTGACAGTGACGAGTATGCAGAAATGTACGAAGCCTATGAAAATAAATTGAAAGCAGAAGACCCTGCAGAAATAAGAAGACTAAGAGCTTCAGGGATAGGCTATACTTATATTTCTCCAGCAGATTTTAACCGCTGGGAAAAAAAGAGGGATTTTGGTCTTGAAAGTGCTCCTGTCGATCCATCTCGCAGGAAATTTATGAAAGAGGCAGGTGCTACTGGATTAGCAATAGGAGCACTTGGTAAATTGCCAATAGGTGATATTATTGATGCTCCAAAAGCAGTAAAAATAGCTGATAAAGTTGCTCCAAAGATAGTAATTCCAAAAGGATTTAATTTTTCTTCTCTTAATTCATTTATGAACAAAATTGAAGAAGCAAAAGAACTTGCGATTGGAGAAGGAAGAGCTGATGATTTAGATGTGCTTGATGATCTTCAAATTGAAGAAATCATTGATGAAGTTGATTATGATGAAATCACAGAGATGGTTTCTGAAATGAAATCAAAATTTCCAGATGCAACAAATCAAGAAATATACGAAGAGTTTTCTAAAATATCTGATGATGGTTTAGAAAATCTAGATGATATTTTTGATGAAGATGGTGGGTTTTTTTCTGCTATCGAAAAAATATCTCCTAAGAAAGTTGATCTAGAAGATCCAGTTGATGTTGATGCTTTGCTTGATGAACTTGGTGAAAAGGCTTTTAGAAACTAATGGCTAGAGCTAAAATAAAAAAAGTTGCAGCTGCAGAGATAAGAGCTGCTAAGAAATTTCTTGAGCGTCGTGGTTTGAAAAGCACAGAGATCTCGCCACGCAAGTTTGCTCAAGCAGCAAAAGAACTTGACGAGTCGTTCAACGACACACTCGTTATCTTGGCTCGTGAGATTGAAGGAGGGCAAGGCTAGTGGCTGGCAAAGGTAAAATAGTAACTGGGGCATTAGAGGGGTTGACAGATGCAGCTTCCAAAGTTTTGCCAGAAAACATTTTTGATCTTCCAAGTTTTAAAGAAGCAGTAAGAGCTTTTAAAAGATCTGTGATGGGAGATACAGAGGATCTTTCTGTTGCAGAAAAGTTAGAAATTCCAGACGCTGAAGTTGATGCTGAAGATCTTGGTATTTATGGTTTTGAAAATGAAAAAGACCTATTTAGATCAAATCGAGATCCCTTTGATGATTGGGCAGCTGGAAAAATTGATCTGCAAGATTTTCAAAAAAAAGGAAGTTTTAGATCTAAAGAACATCCTGCTTATCCTTTGTCTCATGCATTTCCGAGTATACCACCAACCTCAGGCACTGAGTTTTTAGGTGGTGCGAATTATCCTCTTGATGTTAGATCTTATGTTCTTAGAGATCTTGAAATGAATTATGGTTTGTCAAAACCAGAGATAATGGATTATCTTAAAAAGAATGATTTGCTTGAAGCTACTGATCCGGAAGAATTCGATTTTAGTGAACAGCAAATGAAGGCATTAAAAGACGCATTTGCTTCTGACGATCCAGACAACCCTATCGTAAAAAGAGTCCGTGGTGCACTTGATGATCTTGTAGATGAAGATGACCTTGTTGAAGTTACGCCAGAGATGATCTACGGAAAGTCAAACTAGTGGCTGGCAAAGGCAAAATAGTTCGTGGGGCATTGAAAGGCATAACAAATCTTGCTGACGTCAGAAAAGAAAAGGAACTGCAAAGTTTCCTCGATGACTTCAGGGAAAAAATTTCTCGCAGAATGGAAGATCAGCTTTTGAAAATTGCTGATCATAACTGGAATTTTGAAGTTGGCGACAGAGTAATAACTGGAGACGAAGCTGCTAGAGCTGACAATCCAATGCCTTGGCAAATTGTAGGAAAAACTATTCGCAAAAAAGGTTTACTTCCAGAATCTAATCCGAGAGAGGGCAAGAACATATATGGAGAAGATGTTCCTTATTACTATGTTCAGCGTGGAGTTGAAGGTTCTGGTGATTTCGTACAGACATCTCTACCTGAATGGGCAATTACTCAAAAGTTTGGGATTGATAAAAAAGGTGCACTTGTAGATTTGGTAGAAGAATAATGGCAACTATTAAAAGTAAAGCAGCACAATCAGCACAAGGAGCATTGGAAGCTCTAGCAGATGCTTATAAAAAGACATTTGCTCCTGAGACCTATTACCATGCATCGGATTCTCCAGATATTGAAAAGTTTGATCCAGAAGCTAAACCATCAAGATTTGATGATTTTCCAACAGAAGTGATTAGAGCTACTGGCAACAGAGGTGCAACTTTTTTTACAGCAGATCCTAGTTTTACTGATAGAGTTATAGAAAATATCCAAACTGTTCGTTTCAATAGACAAGAAGCAGATGATTATTATGATAAAATTAGAGGTTCAACAATTTATCCAGTTAAAATAAAAACAAACGATCTATTTGACCCAGAAAATATAGAGCATCTTGAAAAGTTTAAGCAAAATTATAACAGAAACAATGGCAGAGGTGCTTATGATATAAATTTTAGACAGACGCATAATTATGAGAACAAAACTATAAATGAAAATAATGAGCTTCTTCATCAATGGCAAGTTTTAGAGGATCCATATGTACACGATGCTTTAAAAGATGCAGGATTTAGAGGATATTTGGTAAAAGACGAGCCTGACACTGTAGCTCTTTTTAATCCAGACAAAGGCGATGTAAGATCTATTTTTGCAAAGTTCGATCCCAAAGAGTCTAAGTCAGGAAACATCCTAGCCTCTGTTCCAGCTGGAGCATTGGCCACTGGTGCTCTCGGCAACTTGGTAGAAGAATAATGGCAGGTAAAAGCAAAATAATAAAAGGACTGTCAGATGTAGCCCAACGATGGTTCAATTCACTAGACGAAACTACAGGTCACAGATCTGAACTCCTTGCTGACTGGCCTGAATTTGTCGAAAAAGTTAAGAACCTTGACAAGGAAGCACCATTCTTATTTTCTCAATATGAGCCTAAAGTTTTAAGATCTGCTCTCGCTGAATCTGCAGAGGGTTTATCAGATTTAGCAGTTATGAATCCTGAAGACTTTCGAATGCTTGCTGCTAGGAATATTGAGATGTGGATGGAAGGTGGCAAAAATTTTTCTCCTGACGATCCAATAACTCAAGAAATATACAGCAAAATTAATGAATATGCTGATATGTACGAAAAGGGCATACAGTTCGATGACATTCCTTATTTTCGAGTTGATAATCCACACAAGGGAGTTGCACAAGTTGTTGGTCACCAAGGTCGCCATCGGAAGAGAGCACAAGAAAAAATTGGCTCGGATCTTTCATTGGTAAGAATCCTTCGTCCAGAAAACTATAAAATAAAAGGCTCTGGTGATGTTTTACACACAGAGTTAAGTAGCCATCAATCGGCAGAGTCTGGTGGTGGCAAATCATACAAACCAATAGATGATGTTCTTAAATTTTTAAGCCTCGGTGGAACATCTGGTGCTCTCGGAAATTTAGTTGATGAATAGAGCAAGTTTCAGTAAACTATTAACCCCACCAGCCAAAAAAAGGAGTAAATCATGGCTACAAAAACGAAAGAAGAAGAAAAGATCAAGGAAATCGAAAAAAACTTGATCGACAATGCATGTGGATTCCATCGTGGATGATAAAGATGTCATTGTCAACGTCACTGGCGTTTCAATCTCTGGCAATACTGGATTAACGAAAAATGACAGTGAAAGAGATACTCGAGAGGATAAAGAAAGATCTTCAGACGAGGAAAAACCAACTGGCGAATGATATGGTTGAAGGTCGAGTTTCTGACTTAAACCATTATCACAAAAGCGTTGGCATTGCAGAAGGTCTTATGGAGGCTGATGCAATTGTCGATGGTATTATTAAAAAAATAGAGAAAGAGGATGAATAATCATGACTCATCATCATGTTCCCCAGCCACTTGGCTGGAAAGTATTGGTGAAACCATTCGAACCACCAGAAAAAACAGAAGGAGGCATTCTGCTTCCTGCCCAAGCTCAAGATGCTGAAGAGTATCTTACTGCACATGGCCACATCGTGGCTTTGGGTGAACTAGCTTATCGAGAAAGAGAAAGTGGCTTACGATGGAAAGGCACTTGGCCAAAAGTCGAAGACCATGTCACATATGGAAAATATGCTGGACAAAAAGTCGTTGTCGATAGTGAAAAATTTCTGATTCTCAATGATGACGAAATAACTTCAATCTTACCCAATGGTTGCGAGGTGAATAATCATGTCTGATCAAGAAGAAATTAAAAAAGTAGAAGAGGAGATTGCAAAAACTCCTCTTGAGATAGAGTTGGTTGATGATAAAGAACCAGAAAAATCTGTTGAACAAGAAGAAAAACCAGAGCAAGAAGCAAAGGATGATCCCGAGGACAAAGAGTTTAGTCGTCGAGTCCAAAAAAGGATCAGTACTCTTGTCCAACAACGTAAACAAGCTGAAGCTGAAGCTGAACAGTCACGCTCGGAACTTGATTCGTTAAGATCTAGGCTTGATAAACTTGAGAAAGGTTCTGATCAACAAGCACAAAATCAATTTCAAGAGCGTTATAACGAAGCTCGCTCGAAATTGCAAATGGCTATTGAAGAAGGCAATACAGAAGAGCAAGTTGCCTATCAAGAGCAATTAGCTGATATGCGAGCAGCAATGCGTGTTCAAGAAATGCAAAGACAGCAGCAAGTTCAACAACAGGTATCTCCAACTGTTGGTCGTGCTGCACAGGTTCAATCTGAACCAACACCACAAAAAGCAATTGACTGGTGGCAGAAAAATCGTTGGTTTAATTCTGACGGCTATGAGAGAGAAACAGCTGCTGCAAGAGCAATTGATGTACAATTGGATCTTGAAGGATATGACAAATCTTCAGACGAATATTATGATTTTTTGAATGACAGATTAAGAAAAGTCTTTCCCGAATTGATTCCAGAGAGTAAAGTAAAAAATAACTCTGCTCCAAGGACAAAAAGCAGATCACCAGTTGCACCAACTGCAGGTGGTCCAAGTCGCAGAGGAGGTCGTGTAAAGATGACCAAAGACCAGCTCGCTCTCGCTCGTGAGTTAGGAATAACTGACGAAAGGTCTTTAAAGGCTTATGAAAGTGAATTGAATGCACAAAAGGAGGCAAACAATGGTTGAAAAACGTAAAATACGGTCATCTGAAGCACGCTCTGAAACTCGTGGTAAAGGGTCTCGAGCCAAAACACCATGGAAACCTGCATCTTTGCTTGACGCTCCTCCAGCTCGACCAGGAATGGTGCAAAGATGGGTAGCCACCTCGATTCTGGGGAAAGACACTCCTGACAATGTTTATAAAAGACAACGTGAGGGGTGGAATCCGAGACCAGCAGATTCCGTAGGAGATTTTCCAATTCCGACAATCAATCACGGACAGTGGGACGGATGTATTGGTATTGAAGGTATGATTCTTTGTGAAATGCCAGAAGAAACTCATCGTGAGATGAAAAATTACTATGCTGGCAGATCTGAAGAGTTAAATGAAACCATCGCTACTGATCTCCAAAATACTGAGAGGGCAGGAGGTATCCCGATCCAACAGGATCGTAACTCTAGCGTAAGTCGTGGCAGTGGTGTCACTGTCATGGATGATTAACTTTAACAACCTATGAGGTTAGATAAATGGCAAACGTAGACGCAGCTTTTGGCTTCGTTCCTTTGCGTCATCTTTCTGGCTCAGGTGCTGTAAGGACTAACAAATACACCATCGCTAGTGGTTTGGCTGAGAACATCTTTAGTGGAGATCTTTGCATTATTGATGCGAATGGCCAAATCACACCTCACACTGCTACTGAGGTTAATAATATCGGTGTTTTTGCTGGTGTTTCTTACACTGCGTCAGATGGCTCCTATGTTTATTCGGAGTATTGGCCATCAGGAACAACTGGAACGGATATCATCGCTTATATTTATGATGATCCGTTCATTATTTATAAAGTCCAGTCCGCAGGAACTCCTGCTCAGACCAATATTGGCAATTGTGCTGATGTTGTTGCTGGTGCAGGATCGACTACAACTGGTAGATCCGGTTTCGAATCTTCTGGAACAATGAGTAATGGAACAGCAACTTGTAAAATTGTTGCTCTTTATGACTCACCAGAAAATGCTTTCGGAACCAATGCTGTCTTGGAGGTTCTCATTAATGAGCACCTTTATAAAGACAGTGCTGGCATATAGGAGGGTATGACAAATGGCTATGAATAGAGCACAATTTGCTAAAATGCTCGAGCCAGGATTGAATACCCTCTTTGGTCTCGAGTATGACCGATATCCAGAGGAGTATGCACCTGTGTTCGCAGCGAATACTTCAAGTAAAGCATATGAAGAAGACGTCCTTTTGGAGGGATTCGGAAATGCTCCAGTGAAAACAGAAGGTGCAGCCGTTTCTTATGATTCAGCTTCCCAACAGTGGACAGCTCGTTATCAGCATGAAACAGTTGCTCTTGCCTTCTCAATCACAGAAGAAGCAGAGGAAGATGGCCAGTATGGTTCAATCGCTGCTCGTTATACGAAAGCATTGGCTCGCTCAATGGCTTCCACAAAGGAAATCAAAGCAGCCAACATTTTCAATAACGCAACGTCTGGAACTTATGCTGGCGGTGATGGTGTCGCACTTTTAAGCACCTCTCATCCAACTCGTAATGGCAACCAGTCAAACACTCTTGCGACTGCTGCTGACCTTTCAGAGACTTCTCTTGAGTCTATTTTGATTCAGATTGCTGACATGAAAGACGATCGTGGGTTGCGTGTTGCTGCCCAAGGAACTCGTCTTATCATTCCAACAGCATATGTTTTCACTGCTGAAAGACTTCTCGAGTCTCAACTTCGTACTGCGACTGCTGATAATGACATAAATGCTATCCGCTCTGGTGGTTATCTGCCACAAGGGTATCATGTCATGCGTCGTATTTCAGACTCAGATCGTTGGTTTGTACAAACTGATGTTCCTGATGGTTTGAAGTACTTCCAACGCTCTCCTCTTAAAAAGGGCATGGAAGGCGATTTTGAAACTGGTAATGTTCGCTACAAAGTTCGTGAGCGTTATTCCTTCGGTTTCACCGATTGGCGTGGTCTTTTCGGCTCTGAAGGTGCGTAAAGGAATCGGGGTCATCTGAAAAGATGACCCCACTCTTTTATGGCAGAAGCAAAACAAGTTACAAAAAATATTGGTGCACTAAGTAATATTGGTGCAAACAAACCTGCTGAGTTAAGATCTTATGATCCTCCAAATGCAGATAAAATAGCTTATTTTTTAGCAGATGCTTTCGGAGATGGTGGCAGAGATTCTGTCAGACAAGCTAAAAAATTTACAGAACCTGCACAGGTTATTTCTGATTACGGAACATTACCTTTTTATTTTACAAAATTTGCACCATTGGCAGCTGCTTTTGATAGTGCTAGAGGTGTTGTTTATGATGATCCTTATGAGGTTGCTCTTGGTGCACTTGGAATAGCTAGACCATTAAAATCAATGGCACCAACAATGTCTGATGCTTCTGAAAGAGCTTTGAGTTATGCATTTGGAGCTGGTGGTACTGGAATAGCTGCTCAAGATGCTGCCGAAAGTTTTGGAGTTTTAGATTTAATTAAAAGTATTTTTACAAAAGCTGAGAATGAAAATTAACTTTTCATTCGATAAATAATAAAGTAACATAAAGTATCCTGACTGCATTTCGCAGACATTAGCCAAGACAGGAGGAATGAAATGGCTACTACAACATTTACTGGTCCAGTCCGTTCAGAGAACGGATTTCAAATGGTTTCTAAAAATTCTACCACTGGTACTGTTACTGTAACCAGTGGTGACAAAATGGCAGTTGAAGCAACTGCCTCTGCTGGTATCGAAGGAACTGCAGCTGTTTACGTTACGCAGGTTACTCGCCTTAAAAGTGATGTGACTACAAATGTAAACATCGTCAAAACTTCTATCATGATTGATCTTACAGGGTTAAGAGATGGTGGCACTGCTGGTGATATTATCGGCAAAGATGGCGATGGCGTTGCTTTTATTGGTCAAGTTACAACTGCAAACCAAGGCACTGTTTTCGGAGTTACAATGACTTGTGTTGAAACACCTGCTGGTGGTGGTACAGATATTGATCTTTATTCTGCAACTGAAGGCACTGGCGTAAACGACACTGCAATTGGAGATCTGACTGAAACGCAGATAATCAATGCTGGTGCTGCTTCAGCTGGAACGATGGTTGCTGGTGGTGATATTGCTGCTGACCAGTATTTATACCTTGTTGGTCAAGGCACAGGTCATGCAGCTTATACTGCTGGAAGATTTTTAATTGAAATCCTAGGATATGATGTAGCATCTTAGGAGTTGATCTTGTGATGTGGAGCAGGGTGTTATCCCTGCTCCAAGAATTGGAGTCAAAATATGGCAGATATTACAACGTCAACCAAACTTCACGAGGATACTCGTCAGGTCGTTCAAGCGTTTCAATATCAATATGTTGATACTGGCAATGAATCTGCTGTTCTTAAAGTAGATGTTTCTGGCTTGTCTCCGAATGCAAATGGAGATGCTTGCACAGCTGTTAGAATTATAGAGTGTTGGTGGATTATTTCAGCAATGACTGTTGAAATTTTAGCTGATGCTGATACTGATGTTATGATTCTTCATTTAACAGAAGGGCAGTCTGGCTATCAAGATTTTTCTTCTTTTGGTGGGTTGCCGAAAACAACTACATACGGAAGCAGCCCAACAGGGGATATAAAGTTTACCACCACTGGTGCTGGTGCTGCTGGCGATGCTTATCAAATTGTTTTAAGAATGATAAAAGAGTACTAAAATGGCAACATCTGGCACTGTAGCTTATAGGCCAAATATTGAAGAGATAATAGACGAGGCTTTTGAGCGTTGTGGTCTTGATACTCAAACACGTACAGGTGGTCAAGCTGTTAGTGCTAGAAGAAGTCTAAATCTTTTATTTACTGAATGGTCTAATCGTGGTCGTAATTATTGGACAGTTTCTTATAAAACAATAACTTTAGTTGCGAACCAAGCTACCTATACTTTAGATGCTGGTTTGGTTGATATTATAGATGTTGTTTATCGTAAGGTTTCTGGCTCGACATCTACAGACCAAGTTATGAATAGAGTGTCAATTTCTGAATATAACCAGATACCAAATAAAACAGATACAGGCGTTTCTTCTCAATATATGATAGATCGTCAATACACTCCAACAATGACAGTTTGGCAAGTTCCTGATAATGCAACAGACTCGATACGTTATTATGGAGTTTTTCAGCCAGAAGATGTAACTGCATCAAATCAAGATGCTGACATTCCATATCGATGGACAGATGCATTGTGTGCTGGTCTTGCAGCAAAGTTAGCTGTAAAATTTGCACCAGAACGTGCTGCAGATCTGTTTGCTCTTTATGAAAAATGTTTTCAATATGCTTCGGATGAAGAAGGTCCAAGCGTTCACCTTCGAATTAAACCTACAGGGATGAATCTTTACTAATGGCTGTTTATGCAAAAGGAAGAAAGTCTTTAGCGATAAGTGATCGCAGTGGGTTTCGTGTGCCTTATAAAAATTTAAAAACAGAGTGGAATGGCTTAAGAGTCTCACCTGATGACTATGATCCTAAGCACCCACAACTTACACCACCTAGGAATATAACAGATGCAACAGCTCTTTATAATCCTAGACCAGACAATGATCCAGAAAATGTCTCTTTTTATGTAAATTATAATTGGTTTGGATTTACAAATGCTCCTCTCTCTGCAGATGGTTTCTCACAGCCATCAATGGACTCTAGAGATTATAAAAAACCAAATTTAACAGTTGCAAAAGGATCCATTGGACATGTAACAATTGAACTGCCAATAGAGATCTTCCCAACTGGCACTTCTGCAAATGGTGCTGTTGGTACAGAATCTTTAGAAGCATCTATAGATGAAGTAGGTGTTGCAGGAACAGGTGCAATTGGAACAGAAACTTTTGAATCATCAATTACGGAAACAGGTGTTGCAGGAACAGGTGCTGTAGGTGTATTTGGTGAAACTGATGGTCCTAATCTTAATTTAAGCATAACTGAGTCTGGTGTTGCAGGAACAGGTGCAATTGGAACTGAGTCTGTTGATGTTGATAATCCAACTTGGGGAAGTGGTACTTGGGGCAATGGTGCTTGGGGTCAATAAATGAATTATTCTAGTCTTGTAACAAATATCAAAAACTTTTTGGAAGATGACTCTACAGAGTTTTCTGATTCTATTGATTCAATTATAGATCAAGCTGAAGAGATGATTTTTCAACGTCTTCCTAATTTACCTGCTTTTCGACAAAGTGCAACTGGCACACTTGCAGATGGAACAGCATCTTATGCAATAACAAATGCAAGAATAATTAGAAATGTTGGTGTAACAGTATCAAGCAATGTTACATATCTAGATCATCGAGTTGATTCTTACTTGAGAGATTATTGGCCAAATTCAAGCACCACTGGTCAGCCAATAATGTACAGCACAGATTCTGCATCAGCTTCTGGCACAACAATAACTCTTGCACCAACACCAAATTCTAATTATTCTTATGAAGTTGAATTTTCTGCACCAGCTACAGGTCTTTCTTCAGGAAACACAACTTCTTGGCTAGGGACAAATGCAGAAAATGTTCTTCTTAGTGCTTGTCTCTATGAAGCTAGTGCTTTTCTTAAAGCACCAGAAACAGTAACTTTGTACAAATCACAGTTTGATGAAGCAGTGCAGCTTATGCAACAGGAAATGCTGCGTGATTATGCTTCTGAATATAATGGAGGTATATAATGGCAATAAGTCAAGCAATGTGCACATCTTTTAAGGCTGAAATATTAGATGAGCAGCATGATCTTGCAGCAGACACGATCAAAATAGCTCTTTTTACAAGCAGTGCAAGTCTTGGAGCTGGAACGACTGCTTATTCTACTAGCAATGAAGTCTCTGGTACTGGATACACAGCTGGCGGTGTTGCTTTAACGAGCAAAACAGTCGCAACTTCTAGCACCTCTGCTTATTTTGATGCAGACGATCCAAGTTGGACTTCTGCAAGTTTTACTGCAAATGGAGCGTTAATTTATAACGACACAAATAGTGATAAAGCGATAGCTGTTCTTGCTTTCGGTGGAGATTTTACAGTTTCGGGTGGAACTTTTAAAATTGTATTCCCAGCTGCAGGAGCAAATGCAATTATAAGGATAGATTAATATGGCAAGTTCATACACAACAAATTTCTCTATTGAGAAAATGGGTACTGGCGATCAGTCAGGAACTTGGGGAACAACGACAAATCATAATTTTGATATTCTTGACAGAATTGCTTCTTATAAATCTGTTGCAATAACAACAAATGCAGATACGCACACATTAACTGTTAGAGAAGCATCTCCTGGATCTGGAACTGAAAATTTACAAGATGGTATGTATCGTGTAATTAAATTTACAGGAGCATTGGATTCAAATTGTACAGTTACAATATCTCCAAATTCAGCAGCAGCATTTTTTATTTTTATTAATGCTACAACTGATTCTGGTTCAAGTGGTCCATATTCATTAATATTTACTCAAGGATCTGGAGCGAACGTAACAGTTACGAATGGCAAATCAGCTGTTATTTATGCTGATGGTGCTGGCTCTGGTGCTGCCGTTGTCAATGCTTTAGATTCTCCAACATTTGGAGCTACTGTAACAATTGGTGATGGCACAGCTGAAGATACTAAGCTTGTTTTTGATGGGAATGCCCAAGACTTTTATATAGGCTTAGATGATTCTGCTGATGATTTAATAATAGGTCACGGATCTGCTGTTGGAACAAATCCAGCAGTTGGTATAGATGAAAACCAAGCTGTAGTTTTTCCAGCTGCAAATGTAACTATAGGAGATGGCACAGCTGAAGATACTAAGCTTGTCTATGATGGAAATGCAAAAGATTTTTATGTTGGATTAGACGATTCTGCTGACAAACTTGTCGTTGGTGTTGGCTCTACTGTTGGAACTAATGGAATTTTAACTTTAGATGATGATTCTGTAACAATTGGTGATGGTGCAGCAGCTGATACAAAAATTGTCTATGACGGAAATGCAAAAGATTTTTATATAGGTTTAGATGACTCAGCAGATAAACTTGTAATCGGTGAAGGATCGACTGTCGGAACAAATAATATTTTAACTATGACGGATGACTCTATTGTTGTCGGTGATGGTGCAGCTGTTGACACTTCTATCGTTTTTGATGGTAACGCTCAAGATTTTTATATAGCTTTAGATGACTCAGCAGATGATCTTGTTTTTGGACAAGGATCAACTGTCGGAAGCAATATTGCTTTCTCGATCGATGAAAATCAACTAACAAACTTTAGCCATGCTGCGATTGGATCCACACAAACAGCATCTATATCAGGAAGCACAGTTTTAGATTTTCAAACTTATCAAAATTTTATTCTTACATTTACAGGTAATGTAACTCTCGCTAATCCATCTACTGAAAATGTTGGCCAGTCTGGAATAATAACAATTATACAAGATGGAACAGGAAGCAGAACTTTAAGTCTTGGCACAGATTATGAAAGTCCCGCAGGTGGGGGGATAACTATATCAACAACTGCTGCTGCCGTTGATATTGTACCTTATTTTGTAAAAGCCTCTGGGTCGATTCAACTTGGTGCACCTCAGTTGGCGTTCGCATAATGGCTTTATCCAACTCACAATGGCTCGCTAATGTTGCCAGCAGCGATGTTGCTGGCAATTCTGCTATGTTTAATGATGGCGACTCGGAAGATTTATCTAGAACATTTGGTTCAGGCGGTGATAGAAGAAAGTGGACTTTCGCTACTTGGTTTAAAACTACAGCTACAGGTGCCCGTCAATTTATATTTGGCGGTGGTGGATCACACGATGGTTATATTGAACTTACAACTGACTTTACTTTAAATTTATACAATGGACCAAATGGTGATCTGTGGGATTGGAAAACTAAACAACTATTTCGTGATCCTACTGCTTGGTATCATATTGTATGGGTGTTCGACTCGAACAATTCAACCGCGAATAACCGGATGAGGTTTTATGTAAATGGAGTAGAAACTGACTACAGCGATTTTACTATAACAGCCAATGGAACGCAAAATAATGAAGGTCCTATTAACGAAGCATCACAAGTTCATAAAATAGGAGAGCATCCAGGAGCTTCGGGACTCTTTTTCGATGGTTATTTGGCTGAAACAGTTTTCCTCGATGGTATAGTCGCGGATGCTACAAGTTTTGGTGAGTTTGATGACTATGGAGTTTGGAAACCGATAGATGTTAGCGGACTTAGCTTTGGCACTACGGGGTTCTATCTAGACTATAAAACTGCTGGTAGTGATCTTGGCGACGATAAGTCTGGAAACAGTAATGATTTTACAAATAATAATTCTGTTACACAGTCAGGTGATTCGCCTACTAAAAACTTTGCTACTATTAGTCCAATAGATAAAAACTCTGGTATAGGATTAGCTGCTGGGAATTTAAGTTATACAGCTGCATCAACGTGGACTGCTGCTGGAATTACTCAAGCTCCTACACAAAAAACGTACTGGGAATTTAGACCGACAAGTGACAATTTACAAGTTGGCGTGAACAATATTCCTTCGGCAGCTAAAGCTGGAGCATCAACATATTATACTGGTTCTGGTGTTATTGCTTGGCAACATAATAGTTATTGGAATGGTGGCACTAATCTTACAGGTAAAACAGCATGGAGTAGTGGAGATGTCTGTGCTTTAGCTTTTGACCCTGCTACTGGAAAAACTTGGTTTGCTGTTAATAACACATGGAATGATAGTGGTGATCCTGCTGCTGGAAATAATCCTAGTCTTACGTTAGCTGAAGGAACAGCTTCAGGATATGAGTTTTTTGCAGCTGGTGAATCTGGCAACATGGTATTAAACTTTGGGCAAGATGATACGTTTGGAGGCACAGAAACTTCTCAAGGAAATTCAGATGGAAATGGCAATGGAGCTTTTTACTATGCACCACCATCAGGCTTCTTAGCATTAGCTGCTGCATCTATAGCAGAACCAAGTGTCCCTGATGGCACTGCCCAACATCAAGCTATCCTCTGGTCAGGAAACAGTTCAAGCCAAACAGTTACACAAACAGGAAATAGTGGATTTACTCCCGATTGGTGGATTATAAAAAGCAGAAGTTTTGGAAATGGTGCAAACTCTTATGATTTAGTCAGAGGTGCAACGAAAGGGTTAGCAACTTTTGATACTGGTGCAGAAGACACCGAATCTAATATGGGAAGCCCATCAATTTCTGGTGGTAAAGGAACACTTAGCTTTACAGGCGGTGGGTCTGCTGGTGATATAAATTCGTCAGGAAGAACATACGTTGGTTTAACTTGGAATGCTGGTGGATCAACAAGCAGTAACTCGAATGGGTCTATTACTTCTTCAGTTAGGGCAAGTTCAACTTCTGGAATAAGTATTGGAACTTATACAGGCGATGGTAATACTGGGGCTACCATAGGTCATGGTTTAGGCATTGTTCCAAGGATGGTTTGGGCAAAAAATCGTGGTGGTAACGGATGGGCAGTTTACTCTGCCATAGCTGGTGAAGATTACTATATGTATTTGGATGCTGAAGGTGCAAGAGTAGATAATTCCTCTTATTGGAATGACACTGCACCGACAAGCACTGTCTTTACTCTTGGTCATACTGCTGATGTAAATGCTAGCGGAGGAAACATTCTATTCTACGCAATGGCTGACGTTGCTGGTTATCAAAAAATAGGAGCTTATATAGGAAATGGCAATGCTGATGGACCTATGGTACACACAGGATTTAAACCTCAGTATGTAATGGTAAAAAGCACAACCGCAGGTAGCACTAACTGGGAATTTTTCTGTGATATAATTGAGCCATTTAACACAGTTGGCAATCAAAATTTCTTTAACATTGCTAATGTTGAAGCATCTAACGACCATGAAATGGATTGGTTGGCTAATGGTTTTAAACTCAGAGATACATCAAGTTCTGTGAATTCAAGCAGTGCAACTTACCTTTATTGGGCAATTGCCAAATATCCATTTGGCGGAACTTGTCCCGCCCCTGCACGATAGGAGATACTAATGTTTGTTTTAAATGATACAACAATATTAAGAGCTGGAAGCTCTTGGGTAGATTCTGATGGAATACGCCACCCAAGAAACTGGGCATCTGCATGGTCTGCAGATGAGAAAGCTGCATACGGAATAAAAGAAGTTGATGAACAGCAAAAACCTGACAGTACTTTTTATTATTCAGGTAAGCTAAATCTTGATGGAACTTGGCAGTCAGTAGAGAAGAAACTAGCTGATGAAGAACATACTTCTGACGATGGTGTTAAAACAACAACTCTAGGATTAAAATCTGTTTGGATTGCTAACACAAAGGAAACAGCTAACAGTTTGTTAGCTCCTTCGGATTGGCAAGTCATTGCAAAGGCAGAGCGTGAAAGAGCTATCGATTCAAATGTAGCAACGTATCGTGCAGCTGTAATTACAAAATATGCTGAGATCGTAACTTCTATAAATGCTTGTTCTGATTTAGATGCATTTAAAGCACTGTTTGTAACTCCAACAGATTCAGATGGTATGGCAACTGGAAACGCACCTATATATGATTGGCCAGAGTTAGGCTCGTGAAATGGGAACTGTTAAAGACGTAGAGGCAAAATTGAATACACACGAAGCTGTTTGTGCAGAAAGGTGGAAAGAAACTATTGAGCGGATAAAACGCCTTGAGATGGTTATGATTGGATCTGCAGGAGCAGTTATTGTTTTAATGGCAGGTGTTATTTGGAAAATTTAAAATGGATACAGATCGTTTAATAGAGCAATTAAAAATTCACGAGGGTGTTCGTGATAAAGTATATTTAGATACCGAAGGAATTGAAACAATAGGTGTTGGTCGTAATTTAAGAGACAAAGGTCTCTCTGAAGATGAGATCAATTATTTATTGATGAATGATATAGATGAGTTTAAATCTAAAGTTCAAGACACTTGGGACTGGTGGGACGACCTAGATGATGTTAGGCAACGAGTTGTTGTCGACATGGCATTTAATATGGGTCTTGGTGGATTGTCAAAATTTAAAAAAACTCTCGGATATATAGAATCTGGCGAGTATGAAGAAGCAGCATCTGAAATGTTAAACTCTCGTTGGGCAGAACAAGTTGGTCGGAGAGCAAACACTTTAAGTGAAATGATGCGAACAGGTGATGACAGCGATAGTTTTTAAGGATGTTGTTTAATGATACAAGCTCTTTTACCAAGTATACTTCCAGCAGTAACTGATGTTATTGGCAGATTTTTACCAGAGGACAAAAATGCAAGAGCAAAAGCAGAGCGTGATTTAAAGAAACAACTTACAAAACACCTTGCTAAAATTGATATTGCACAACTTGAAATAAACAAAGCAGAAGCATCTCACAAAAGTATTTTTGTTGCAGGTTGGAGACCATTTATAGGTTGGACTTGTGGAGTTGCTTTAGCTTACTCGTATGTTTTGCAACCAATTCTTGTTTTTGTCCTTGCACAGTCTGGTTATTTAGTTGATTTGCCAAAAGTTGAACTTGGCGAGATGATGCCTGTTTTAATGGGGATGCTTGGTCTTGGTGGCTTGAGGACATTTGAAAAGTTTAAAGGTGTAAGTAAGTAATGCCACTGCAAACTTTAAATATTAAACCAGGAATTGTAACTGATGTTGATGAATATACAGCAGCAAAGATTGGTCCATATTGGGTTGATGCAGATAAAATACGTTTTGTAAATGGTCTTCCGCAAAAAATAGGTGGCTGGGAGAAAGATACAACAACACCATCTGTTGCATCATCTAGTACAAATTTATCAGCTGGAAAAATTCGTGCTTTAAAAAATTGGCGTCTTGTTGATGGTACTGATGTAACAGCATTAGGTTCTGAAAGGCAACTTTTAATTCTTCTTGGTGGAACTTATTACGACATAACACCAACAAGAACTTCCGCAACGCTTGGATCAAATCCAATAACAACATCTAGTGGATCTACAACAGTTACAGTTGCTCATACTAGTCATGGTGCTGACACTGGCGAGATTGTTTCTTTCAGTGGAGCTGCAGCTGTCAATGGAGTAACTTTGTCTGGTGCTTATGAGCTTACAAAAGTTGATAATAACTCTTACACTGTTGTTGATTCTGCAACTGCATCTGGCTCAGGATCTGGGGGAGGAAGTTCTGTTGTTGCTGCTTATTTAATAGGAAAAACAGAAGGGATGCTTGAGCCAACAGCTGCATTGGCACTTGGTTGGGGAACAGGAACTTGGGGAGGTGGAACTTGGGGGACAGCTAGATCAAGTTCGAGTGTTACTCTTGAGCTTTCCCAATGGAGTTTTGATCTATGGGGAGAAGACCTTATAGCAACAGTACATAATTTCGGGACATATGTTTGGGATGCAAGCTCTGGAGTTTCAACAAGAGCAACATTAATAAACGAAGCTGAAATAACTAAATCAAGATTTACGACAGTGTCTTTTCCAGACAGACATCTAATCGCTCATGGTGCATACAACACTAGCACATCAGCTCAAGATCCTATGCTTGTAAGATTTTCTGATCAGGAAGATTACTCTGAATTTACACCATCAACAACTAATAGTGCTGGCTCTCAAAGATTGCAAGTTGGAACTAAAATAATGTCAGCTGTTGCAACTCGTGAAGCAACATTTATCGGAACTGATGAAGCAATGTACGAGATGCAATTTGTCGGTGCACCATTCATATTTTCTTTCCGGTTGCTTGGAACAAACTGTGGACCAATATCTCAAAACTCTATGGTTAATGAAAGTGGTGTTGTTTATTGGATGGGAAGAAGTAATTTTTTCGTTTATGATGGGCAAATAAAAGAACTTCCTTGTCCGGTGCAATATTTTATATTTGATGATTTGAACCAGCAACAACAGCAAAAAATATTCGGAGCTATGAATAGAAAATTTCAAGAAGTTATTTGGTTTTACTGTTCTAATAATGCTTCTGAAGATGAGCCAGACAAATATGTTACTTATAATTTTGAGACAGGTGTTTGGACAATTGGGTCTTTGGAAAGAACAGCTTGGCATGACTCATTCGGAGTTCGCCTTGTTCCTTATGCTATAGATAAATCTGGAAATTTGTATAATCACGAAACTGGAACAGATGACGATGGCTCTGCCATGACTTCATTTATTGAAAGTTCTTCAATAGAGTTTGATGTTCAGCAATTTCCAGATGGAACAAATCTTTATATGATTGATAAATTCATTCCTGCAGGAACTATTACAGGTTCTCTTGATTTAACAGTAAAATCAAAAAAATACCCTCAAGATGCAAGTGAAGTTAGCAAAGGACCATTTACTATTTCGCCAACAACGAATAAAGTAAGCCTTAGAGCTAAAGGTAGACAGATGAAAGTTCGTTTTTCTAGTGATGCTACAGGCGATAACTGGGAGCTTGGTACATTTAGATTTAATTTAAGACCGGATGGACAGCGATGACAATAAGACAAGGAAGATTACCATCACCTCCTAATTCATACGATCAAAGATGGGCAAATCAGTTAGTTCGTCAGCTTGAATCAAATATTTCAGCAACTAATCTTGCTGCATCATCTTCTCGCTACACAGTAACCAACGTAACAACAGATCGTGCACTAGATGCAGATTCAACATCAACAGCAGAGCTTGCTGATGTTCTTGGAACGCTGATAACTGATCTGAGAGAAAGAGGAGTTATAGGATAATGGCAGCTCTAACAAATTTAATTGAAAGAACAGAAAGTATTGTTCCCGATAAAAACGAAAAAGAGCAAGAGCAAGAGCTTGTTCCTGTTTATCAAGTTGAGTCTTTTAAACCAGATTTAGAGTCTGGACAACTTCAAAAACTTTATGGCACAAGTGCGATGCCGATGTTTGAGTTTGCCAGACGTGTTCAGTCTGGTGAAGCAACTTACAATCCTTCTAATCAATTTGATAGGGAAGCTGCAGAGACAATCAGTGCATTGTCAGATCAAGAATTAATTGACCAAGGTTTACAACCTGATATTATCAAAGATATTTTACTTCCTACTGCTAGTTTTGCTGGAGGTACAGTTATATCTAAGGCAGGACAGCTCGCATCAAAAGCAGGTGCAGCTCCTTTTGCTGAACAGCTTGTTCCAGCGATTGAATCTTTTCTGCCAAGTTCTATAACTGGTGCACCACCAACTTATTCTGGACTTACTGTAGCTAGTGGTATTAATCCTACGATTGCAAAAGATTTTGGACTAGCAGCAAATCAGTCTGCAATCTCCAAAACAGCTTTTAAACAATTACAAGCAGCAAATCCTAATTTTGTTGGAACACAAGTTGTTGGCAATCCAAATCTTATGAAAGTAAGCACACCTTCACTAGATCTTGTGAATGCTTCTGCAAAATCAGGTAGTGTTGTCACTCCTGTAGCTTCTCAAGCTGATACATCTATATTTGGTGGTGAACTAACTCAAGGATATAAATCCGGACTCGCTCAAGTAGGAACAAGTTTTGCTTTAGACCTTGGTATAAATCTTCTTTCTGGAATGAAGCCAAAACAAGCAGTAAAACAATCTGCAATTACAACTGCGGGAACAGCGATCGGAACTTATTTTGGTGGTCCAATTGGTGGATTCGTTGGTGGAACAGTAGCAAAAGTTGTTAGTGGTGGCTCTGTTGTTTGCACTGAGCTACACGAACAAGGTGAAATTTCAGACAGTGAATACAGAACAACAAATTATTATAACGCAGTAATTTTAACACCAACTCATATGAAAGGATATCATTTTTGGGGTGTTTCTGTTGCTAAAAAAATGAAAAAAGGTAATAATGTTAAATTTTGGAAAGCTGTTTACAAAAAGTGGAACAAGCATGCAAATTATAAATTAGGAAAAGGCAAGTTTAGTATTTCTGGTTTTGTTGTTGCTAAATCTCTCGAAACAGCAAGCCTTTTAATTGGCAAAATTTACGAGGCAACTTTAGAGAAAAGGATATTTGCAAATGGCTGAACAAATGATGGAACAGCAAAGAAGTTTAAATGATGAAATGGGTTCTGATGCATCAATGATGATGATGCAACCAGATGAAGAGGTTCGTATCATTTTGCTTTCTCGTCTTGAGTCTATGACTCCAGAAGAATTAAAAACTTTAGATCGAGCTATTGATGGAGCTTCAGCTAGAGTTCTTTTAAAGTTGTTGCCAGAGCTACAGGATCTTATTGAAACATCTATGAGTCGAAAAGCTGCTGGTGGTCAGCAGGGTGGTGCATTGGCAGGAATGTAATGGAAATAAGACAAGCATCAATATTTGATTTTTCTCACATTTGTGCTCATCTTGTCCGGATGCACAAAGAGTCTGATGTTAAATTATCAGAGATAGATGCTGATAAATTTTCATCGGCTGTTCTTAAAACAATTAATCAAGGCATTGTTCTTGTTGCAATTGAAGATGGTCGAATGATAGGATCGATTGGTGGTATTCAGTCTTCTGAGTGGTGGTCGGTTGAACCACTTCTAGGTGATATTTGGTTTTATGTTGAGCCAGAAAGTCGAGCAACTAGAGCTGCAATAAATCTTGTAAAAGAATTTATGTCTGTTGGACAAGGTATGAATATTAAGCTCGGCCATATTTATGGCAGTGATTTAGATCGTAAAGATAATTTTTTTGAAAGGCTTGGTCTTAAAAAAGTTGGGACTAGCTATTTTTCGGAGGCGAGTTGATGGGTGGATTATGCACTACAAATGTTCAAACACTACCTGATCCAAAGGAAGTTTTAAAAGATACAGAGATTCCTGAATGGGTATCTGAAGGTGGTCAAAAACTTTTTCAACAAGCTGCTGAACTTGCTGGAGGTGAATTTCCTGTTTTTGAAGGAGACAGGATTTCTACATATGAAGACATAGCTGATCCAGGAGGAATTTCTAAATTTACAGCTCGTGAACAGGAAGGTTTGCAACTTCTTGAAGATCGTGGTGATGTTTATCAACCTTTTATAGATAGAGCTAGTGAAATATCAACTGATATTGGTTCGCAAAGAATTGATACTGGCCAATTTGATTATTCTGCTTTTGGCCAAGAGGCTTTAGATAAATATCTTCCAATGTTTACTAGTGCTGTTGATCCAGCTTTGCAGGATGTTTCCGAAACATTTGCCAAAAGACAAAGAGATCTTAATCTTGCAGCTGGTAAGACTGGTGCTTTTGGTGATCGCAGAGGATTAGAGTCTGCAGAGCTGACAAGAGGTGAAGCTCGGGAGCGTGGAAAATTGCTTTCTGAAGCTGGTCGGCAAGGTCTTGAATTTTCATCTGGTCAATTTGAAAGAGATCGTGCAGCAGCAGAAAGATTATTTCAAATGAACCAAGCTGCTCGCCAGTCAGATTTTGACCTTAACCAAGCTAGCCGGAGAATGGAGCTTGAATCAGTTGCACAGCTCGCTCCTCAAGTTCAAGGTCTTGTTCAGCAGGAAGCACAAGGTTTAATTGGTGCTGGTGAAGCTGAAAGACAGCTTGATCAACAAGCTCTTGAAATGGCTTATAGAGACTATGTTGAGCAAAGAGAATTTCCATTCACATCTTTAAATTTTGCCTTGGGTGCTCTTAAAGGTCTTCCATTTGAAACTCGTGAATTTACAATGCAACGTGGTGGCGAGTTTGTTCAGAGTCCTAGTGTATATGGTCAAACAATGGGTGGGCTTGGTGCTTTAGCATCAGCTTACAAGCTGTTAACTTAGGAGAAGTAAATGGCAGACGAGGAAAAAAATGTTAGCGGTGCATTAAATCTTGGAGCAGCTGGGACAAAAGAAGAAGATTTGTCTAACTTTGGTGCTCTTGCAAAACAAATCGGACAACAGCTTTATCCACAACAAGCTGAAGATCCAAAAGAAAAGTGGCTTACTGCTTTTCAGTTCTTCACAAATATGGCTGCAGCTGCAAGTAAACCAGGATCCACTGCAATAGGTGCAGCTGGTGAAGCTGGAGCTACGACTGTTAAAACACTATTAGAGGAGCGAAAGCAAAAACGTGCTGAAGATTTAGCAGCAACAAAGATTGGTGCAACTCTTGCTTCAACCCTCGCAAAACCTAAAACATTTAAACAATATCCGAGTGGTCCAAGTGCAATTTATATGAAAAAAGAAGATGCTGAAGAGTTTTTAGTAAACAAAGGTCTTAGTAGAAATTCTCCTACTTTTGAATCAACTGTTGACCAATTAACAGCTCCAACAGCTAACATGGTTGGAAAACCAATCGTAATTGCAGGCTCTTACGTTATGTTAGCTCCACAGGTAAGAGGAAATGAAGTTACAGGATTCAATCTTATTCCAAGTGCTAGTGGTGCAAAACCTGCAATTGTAACATATAGAGAAAAAGAAATTCCATTACTTGCAAAAAATGACGATTATATATCTAAAAGTTTAGAAGTTATTCCGCAAGTTAATAGAGCCATGGATCTTTTGATTACTGGTGAGGTAAAAACTGGTGGTCTTACAGATCTTACATTACCAATAAGAAATACATTCGGCCAATTATTTGGAATTAGTGATCCTGAAATTCAAAGTCTACAAATTATTCAATCTATTTCAAATGTGTTAGCTCCTAAAATGAGACCTACTGGAGCAGGCTCAACTTCTGATATGGAATTTGATGCATACAGATCAGCAATAGCGACTCTTAAAAATAGACCAAAAGCAAACTATTTATCTCTTTACACATTTAAAAAGGTTCAAGAAAATAGTGCAAAAGCTGCACAGAAAAAATATGAAATTATTGTTGGTGGAGGTGGTCCTGAAGATGTAAGGGAAGCTCTTGAAAAAATGGACAAAGGTATTTACGAAACATACAAAGGCTCTATGGAAAATAAAGAAGAACTTAATGCATGGTACAGTAATTTGCCTCGTGGAGCTGTTATTTACAACCGAGCACCTGATGGTGGTAAGTTGATTGATGATGACCCTTCCGTTTTTCTGATTAAAGATTGGGGAGGAGAATAATGGGTTTTTCTTTAAAAGATATTCCTGGACTAAGCTCTGTTTCAGAAGAAGAACAGCAAGATAATCAAGTTGCGGAACAAACCTCTGGGTCTTTAAATTTCGATGAAAGAGTTCGTTTGAGTCTTCAAGGTCTTTTATACAATTTTAGTGACGAAGGTATTGCTCGTATTAAATCTCTAACGAGCGATTTGAGCTATGATGATGCTCTTGCTGCCGAGCGTAAAATTTTAGAAGAAGCTCGTGCAAAAGATCCAACAGGAGCTTTAGTAACCGAGCTTGGTGGTGCTCTTATTCCTTCTTTAATTACACTAGTTGCGACAGGTGGCACAGGTATACCAGCAGTCTTTGCTAATTTAGCAAGAATAGGAACTGGAACAGGAATTAAAAGACTCGGAAAAAGTATGGCAATTGGTGCTGGTGAGGGAATGGTTGCTGGTGCTGGTGCTTCTGAAGAAGAAGGTTTCGATCGTGTAACAGACAAAGATACACTTATTTCAGCTGGTGCTGGTGGTGTCCTTAGACCATCGATACAAAAAGCTGGAAAGACTTTGAAACAAATTGGTGGTGCAATTGCCGATAGAAATTTTGTACGCAAAGTTTTATCAGGTCTTGGGAAAACTGAATCAGCTGAACTCGGTAGGATAATCTCTGAGACAGATCTTACTGTGGATGATATAATTAGTCGTGCTGCAGATGGAGAAGTTATTGGTGACATGTCTGATTCAACTCGAATGGCATTGCGTGCTGCATATGCTAATGCTGGTCCAGGACGTGAACAAATAGCAGAAACTCTTGTAAGACGTGGATCTGAAAAACCTACAGAAGCTATGTCAACTTTCCAAACAGATCTTTCTCCACAATTTTCTTCTGGAAACATATTAAAATATTTTGACAAAAGTATTGAAAAATTAAAAGCTGACGAGAGCAAAGCATATGACGAAATATTTGCTATTGGAGCAACATCGGAAAAACTTAATGATTCTGTTTTAGAAGTTTTAACATCACAAAAAAGTATAAGACCACAAATAAATAAATTATTTGAAGCAAAAAGAATACCATTACCATACAGAATAAACAAAAAAACAAAACTTCTTGAGTTAACAAGAGATATTGATTTAGAGACAGCAGAAATTATAAGACGATCTTTAAAAGATATTTCTGATAAAGCATATTCAGATAGTAAAGGAGCATTAGGAGGAGCTATTAGTGATTTAGAAAAAGAACTTAGAACAGCTCTTGATGATGTCTCTCCAGATCTTAAAAATACTCGTGAAACTTGGAGATTAATTAACCAATCAGCAGATGCTTTTAAAGAGGGAAGAAATATTTTAAAAAAAGATCCTGACGAAGTTGAAATTATATTTGAAGATCTTCTTGCAAAAAATAACATGGATGCAGTTGCTGCTTTCCGTCAAGGATATGCCACTGCATTAAGAGCAAAAAAATCAGTAAGCAATGTTACAACTCTTTTTGCAAATTTGAATGAGGCTGGTCGCAGAGAGCAACAAATATTAAATACAATATATCCAGGAGACTCTCTTTATGAAGCTGTTAAAAAAATAAATCTTGCTGATGCAGCTATGAAAACTCGCAATAAAGTTTTAGGACAATCAATAACAGCATCTCAACAAGCTGCAGAGAGAAAAGTAGGAACAGCATCTAATATTGCAAATTTATTTGAAATGATTACATCTCCAACCAGAGCACCATTTGCTGCGATGAGATTCCTTAGAGATAATCTTGGTGAAAAAATGGATAATCTTTCTTCCGAACAGAGAACTCAAATTGCTAAAATGCTTGTTGAAGAAGATCCAGATGTTTTAAGAAGTGTTTTGCAAAATGAAAATGTGCTAGGTAATATTGCATCTAAATATAACTCAATTGCGGATAGTTTAATTTCAGGAGTTGCAAGAGGTTCAAATATAACTGCCTCTGAGGATATACAGCAAGGAGAAGCTCCTAGAGTTATAAAATCTATAGCTGGCAATCTTGGTAAACAAGCGAGCGAAAAAGTTTTACGAGCTGTCGGAAATTAGGCAGGATGAAAAATGGATCCTATTACTATTGGTGTTGCTATTGCTGGAGCAAAAAAACTTCTTGAAGTTTCTTCTGACATTAAAGATGTTGCTGGTGCATTAGATAATATATTTCATCTAACGAGTAAAGCTGAGAAAACAAAAAAATCTAAAGTTGATGAAAGTGACACCAGTTACAAGTCGGTAATCCACGATGTTGTTACCGAGCGTAATAATCAAACACTTTTGCGTAATCTCGAAATAGACGTAGACGAAAAATTTGGTTTCGGAACTTGGAATGCAATAAAGCTGGAGCGTGAAAGACGCATGGAGCTTGCAAAAGAACAAAAAATTAAAGAAGCAAAGAAGTTAAAGGCAAAAAAAGAAGCTGAGAAAGAATTTTATGAACGTGTTTTTTATTGGTTAAAAGAACTTGGAAAATTAATATTGATATTAGGTGTAGCTGGTGGATTTGCTTACGTAATATACGTTAATAGATGTTTGTCAGGAAATTGTTGAAATGTCAAATTATGAAGTTGGCATATATAATAAAGTCGTAAGAGAAAAAATTCGCTCAGGCGAAGGCTGGAATAATGACTTAGGAATCTCGAGCGATTTTGAAAATGTATTGTACTTTGATATCGTAAACGCTGCAAGTATCGAAGAGGTTCAACAACGAGTTGAAAAACAATTTCCATCTAAGTTAGGATTTGTTTTAGACTTTATGCGACTAATACCAAGGGAGACTTAAAATGGAACTAACCTAACCAGTACAG